ATCTCCGGATTAGATTATGCTCTGCAACAAACTCTCTCAGTGTAGCTTGTCTGGACCTAACCAAACGTTTATAGCGCTGTATTGTATCCTCGTCTCCGATTTCTTCGGCAAGCATAAGTGAACGCTTGGCTTTACGGATTTGTCTTTCGTAGTACCGCTGTTTTTGTGACAACTCCCTATTTCTTTTCATGTCAGCTTCACTGTATTGAATCTGGTTATTCACGTTTAAACCTTCAACATAAGGGTAGAGCATATGCCTGCAATTAACCCCCCTTAAGCCTCCAGGAGTACCATATCCAAATTCATAAATACTCGGGTATTTTGACTTATTTTCTCGAATAGGTTTAATGGACGCCACTTTCCCTTGAATCGGTGCACATGCTTCCCGAGGATCTGGATGGCTACTTACAAGCACTAAATCCACTCCATATTGATCCATCCGGCTTATTCTTAACTCGTTATAAGTACGATTTACAGTAGATCTAATGACTGTATCAGCATACCTTTCAAGGCTCCATACGTGACCGCCTTTATCAATAAATGCAGTATCAAGCCCCTTGTTCGCCCATCTAATTACAGTCTCAGCAATAGCCTTATTGACCGTAGTAGTGCCAGCCAGTACTCGGCCAGTGGTTTCCTCCACAATCTTTCGATACATCCGGGTAACAGTGCCCTCACCGTAATTAGTAGTGATTAATGTTTGATTGACAAAGTTATCAATCTCCCGGAAAGTCTGCTGGACATAAGTCGCTAGTATCGTGTCAATATGACTTGTAATTGGCAAAGGTTCAAAGGCATATTTCAACTCACTATCTACACTTTCAATTGTTCTGTATCCAACTTCCTCAATTGCTTTGACGATTTCTTTTTCTGCTAATCCAGTAGCTTTGGCCAATGCTTTTATAGTCTCTTGATTAAGCATTCTTAATTCTTGCATTCTTTCAATTTGCCAGTGCAAAATATCATCTACGCTAATACGTCCACCTGCTTTTAACCGCTTTGCTACTAAAAGAAATATCTCATCCTCTAAAGCACGGTAAATGTCGGCTACTGGTTGAGTGAATAAATCAAGGTTATGTGGAGTGATTTTTGGTTCTTTTGGATCCATTTACATCACTCCTGTGGACCGAACAATGCGCTTTGCGCCCGTAGATCATCTATATCGGGTGACTGCATTTTTTCTTCTTGAATGATTTCTTGCAAGATTTTCAAAGCTTCTTCCTCTGTACATCCGTAAACCTTCATGATGGCCCGTTTTCTCGATTGCAAGCCAGCGTTCACAAGTTGTGTTTGCTGATTGATTTCTGCCCCCTTATCCTCGGCGATAGAATCATCAAACGCTACCGATATTTCAAATTCATCTGGCGCATTAATCATTCCATAAAGCTCACCCATTACCACAACGGACTGAATCAATTCTTGCAATCCTGCTTCTATGATTACTTCATGTGACTGTTTGCTCTTGAACGTCTTGGATTGCTCAGAAACAACCTCGGTAGCAGTTTTCATACTTTGGCCATCAAATGTAAAGGTCCCACTCGAAAAACCCGTTTGCATGGCGAATAAGTTCAGTAAAGCATTAATGGCAGCAATATGCTCTTCAACACGTAATTCAACCGAAACATCTTTAAATTCGCTTTTGTCCATGTCACCAAAAGCAAATGCTTCATAAGTTTCGTCGGTTGAATCAAAATAACGAAGGGCTTTTCCACTGTCAGGATCAATCACTGTTTTCACCGCATATGCCGGTACAATAATCCGTTTTCGACCTAGCCTAAATTCACGATGAAAAGAATCGAATGCTGTATCAATAGCTTTCATGGTATCCAAAGCGTTAGCAAATATAGAAATGCCAAGAGGACTTTGAATATCAATGTTGTTTGCTGTGTTCGGCTTGAAATATGCGAAAATAGGGCGTTTTATGTTGCCTATTGATACTTCTTCCTCTAAGTCAGGGAAAAAGTTTTTTAGCGGCACTTTAACACCTAAATCAACACCGTTTTGAGACTCATAAACCTCATTACGAATGACATATACGCCATTTTCCCACAAGTGCCATTCTAAATGCGTGTATTTCTTGTTCCTTTTCTTGAATTCATAAGGGAATACTGCTTCATTTATGGTATCGTTTCTCCATGAAATAGGAATGAAGCAATCAGCTGTCACAAACGAAAGCATGATTTTGTCATTTTCTACATATGGCTTAATAACCATCCCGCCATGAGCGAACATGTATTCAACATAGTCCTGAAACTTTTTATCAAATTTATTGTGTTTGAAAACTTCATGAATAAACTCTGATACGGCTTCATTATCAATACTGATTTCGCATTTTTCGTTATAAACCAATGAAGCCATTTCAGATGATACGATTTTCCCCATATTTAGAGTAAGCATTCTCCGTTGTTTCGGACCATCTATTGTTTGATAATGTACATCATGCCATTCACTATAATATCCTTTGTAAATCGCCTTCCATACTTCGATTTTCCGAAACATTTCATCGTTTATCGAAACATCTTTTAAGTCCGTAATCTTCTCAATTTCTTTCAGCAAGCCCAGCTTCACCAACCCCCTTTTCAGTGCGGTAATTATCCTTTGAAACATTGCATCACCACCTAGAATTTCAGCCTTAGTTTGCGTAAATTATCGTTAACGTAATACTGGAACATATCGCAAGTATGATCATCTTCTTTGATAACTTTTGGATCCTCAGTGTTTAAAGTATCCGGATCCCACTGGTATTTCTGGTGTTCCTCGATAAATATTTTGTTGTTTGGAGTATCTAAATAATAAAAACGCCCTTGAGCTAATAAGTCATGGACGTTATCAATCATATCTACTTTTTTCTTTTTTGCAATTGGATGTAACCTTATCCCATAGTCTTTAAATATTTGGTTACGCAAAGCTCCTTCTGCTGAATCAATTGTCTGTACATCTATAAGTTTCTTGTAAGTTTCTCTAACCTTATTCATCCATTCATAAAACTCTTTCGATAAATCGCTTGGAGCCTTCTTATTTGCCTTGTTCTCCGGCGAATAATAGTAAGTATCTAATAAGATAACTCTTTGCTTTTTAGTTAGTGCAAAAGCGCCATGTGTTGTTGCTGATACCTGGTGTCCTGTGTCGGTTGCCGTATCAATCAATAAAATATCGTCATCATCTGGTAATCCTTTTAAAGGGTGGAATAAACTCATATTATAAACATTCGTTCCAAGTCCTACAGGTTCACCTTCATACAGATACAAATAATAATCATAATCATTATTCTTAATCCGTTCGATATCTTCGAGCATTTGTTGTGTGACAAACCCTAGCACATCATCTTTGTAACTTGAATGATGTATCAAATAATTTGGACTTCCACGCAAACTTTCAACCCACTCATTAATCCAATGATACGGATTTCGAGGCGGATTATACGACCAAAAGAACTTAACAAAATCCACTAACGGATGTTTTTGTCGCATGAATGTAACGTTCGTTTGGTCGAACTCTTCCGAATCGTCAAATTCCGCTGCTTCTTCGTACCATACCGCTATAATGTTTCCGATATCGTTTGATTTCAGCTTTTGAAAGTCGTCCTGACCGTAGAAATAAAATGTTGAGCCAGTCACCTTATGAACAATTTTGAAAGGCGATACGGTACATTGAAATTGGTCTAATATGCCGAATTTCCCCAACGCCCATTGGATTTTTAAATACACTGAATCACGAATGGTATTTGCTACTTTTCGGATAACAACTACATTTGCTTTCTCGCCTTTCGATAGCATTTTCACCATCATGTAAACTAGCAATAATGCAATGACGGATGACTTAAATGAGTTACGCCCACCACGTAATATGTTGTATGGTTTTTTTGTGGTCCAAACGGATTTAAAGTGTGGATTGATGTTTTTTTGAACATTGAAAACAATTCGCTTCTTTTTCTTTGGCTTAGTCGCAATCATCGTCATCACTCCACTCGTCAACGATGATTATTTCTTCGTTGTCGTCATCATCCTCTTTCGTTAAACGTTCAGCCTCAGCCTTAGCCTTAGCCGTCTCTGCTTTAAGTTTTTCTTCTTGCAATCGTTTCTTATCGTTTTCCGATAGCAAGTCGAAGTATTTGGATAGCATCTCTAAGGCTTTCATTTTGTCGGCTAATTTAACAGATACACCGTCTTTACCTTGCTTAACTTCGGTAATGATTGTTCCATCAACTTCGGATGAATCTTTGAACTTCACTTTATTAACTTCATACTCCAATCCTGTTTCATCGTCAGCAACCGTTTCTCTACCAAATTCAACAAAGTCGGTTATATCAGCAAAGGCTATATCGATATATTTCTGTAGAACATCACGAACATCTAATTTCAGTTCGTTTGCTTGTTCTGCTTTCAGTCTGTCGATTTCCTCAGAAACCTTAACATTCCTTAACAGCCTACTACCCGATGCCATTGCCGTTGTATAGTCACATCCATAAGCCTTTTGATAAGCCTTTGTAGCATTAAAATATTTGATGTAATAAATGCAAAAAAGTTTTTGTTTATCGGTTAAGTCATCATTCTCGATAACAGGCTCTTTTGTTGTCGCTTTATTCTTTTTTTGTGTTTTGTTCTGTTGCTTTTTTGTTGCAACATTTATCCGTTGTGTTGCATTTTTATCCGTTGCGTTGCATTGCCATTTTTCCCTGTTTTTCCGACTCCGTAACGTGGAATCCTTAACACCATATTTTTCGGCTAATGCCTTCATGGTGATATTTGAGTTTTCGTATTCTTGTCTAATTAAATCCCAGTTAGGCATTTACATGTTCACCGCCTCCAATAAAAAAACACCTACAAATACATGCAGGTGTTTAATCAAATCATATTCCGTTCTTCCCGGGGAACTATTTCCGCCCCGCAACCTACCTCATATTATACAGTCGCGAAAATTACCCTGTCATCTTCTCGGACGAATCGGACAAATCGGACATTTGTTCCACAATGCTATTTTTGATTCGTTGAATGTGCCTTGTTGATAGTCCCATGTGCCTTGAAATAGCCTTCATGCTCATTCCGTCCAGGATGCACTCTAATACCGCACGTTCTCTTTCGTCCGTAATACGATCCACACGAGATTGAATGAACAATATCTTCTTTTCCAATTTTTCAATCCATCTAGATTTCTTTTCTCTGCGAACAACTTCTTGATAGATTGGGTCGCCAGTTAATCCCTTTGCTTTTGGCATAGCTGCTTCAATTCCATATTGTGCAGTTAAGTTTTCACCAGCATCTTCCAGTAACTTTCTCTGTCTCTTAATCTCGTTAATAATCCAGTTGTAGTCTCGTAACGTTTCAGATATCTCGTTTCTGTTCATTTTCTCGCACCTCACTCACGTTTTTATCCGCAACCCAACCAAATACCTTGGGGCACCCAGAAAACGGGCACAGACCTTCTCTGCTTGCCCAAATACACTTTTTGCAAAACTTATCTCTATAAAACTCGGATACCTTCTTTTTCTTCCGCATATTCTCATCCCTTTCAAATATAAAAAGGACACCAAACGACGCGTAAAGCATTCATTCAGTGTCCTGGGTTCTTCCCTCAGACAATTATTCAGATTTCTTCTTGCCCATCCAGTCTTGTTCGCTGACTTCTTATCACATCATGAATTCT